AGCTTTGAAAAAGATTGGTTTGTCGAACGAGGGCGTTCTTCGAAAAATGGAATTTCAAATGAAATTCAAGACTACAGTCAATGGACAAACTACTTTGCTCGTATCATGACTACCATTTATCTATTAAAAGACATCAATATTTTAGTGACAGCGTGGGAGAATCAACGAGAAGTAACAACCGAACGTGGTCAAACTTTCAATCAATATGCGCCGCAGATTCGGGACAGTGTACGAGATAATCTTATGGGACTAACGGATATTGTCGGTAGAATGATCATTAATCCTGACACTGGAAATCGAGGGATTATTTTAGAAGGCAACGATGCGGTATATGCGAAGAATCGTTTAGATCAACGAAAAGCAACGCCAGCAGAAGAACTATTTCTGATTGGTGGTGAATCAGATGTTTCAACTGAGACCGTATCAAAACCAACTAGTGACGGAAGCGAGAAATCATCTAGCGACGGGGATTAAGGGTGTACTTATTCAATCTCCGCCTGGCAGTGGCAAATCAGTAGTAATTGCTGAAATTGTCCGTCTTGCGACAAACAAGGGCGGTAAGGTGCTATTTCTGGCACACAGAAGGGAACTACTCGATAACATCGTTGAAACACTCAACGATAACGATGTGGACTTATCGAAAGTGATTGTGTTGTCAGCAGTGATGGCAAAGAACCGTTTATCTACTCTCCCACCGCTCTCTTTGATTGTCACGGATGAAGGCCATCATGGCAAAGCGAAGACGTATAAAGATATTTATGAACATTTTTCAAATGTGCCGAGATTAGGTTTCACTGCAACACCTTGGCGCATGAATGGTGAGGGTTTTAAAGACATTTACGGCGAAATGGTCGAAGGCCCTACAATTCAATGGTTGATAGACAATAAGAATTTAGCTCCGTATAGATGGTTTTCTATTCCCTTAATTGATCGGACTAAAGTTGATTTTAAGAATATGACGAGAGAAGCTGAAACATCCGCGAAGCTCTTTGAATCGGACGCTACCATACAAGGCGATATTATCGGAAACTACAAGAAATACGCGGGTGGCGGACAGGCGATCGTTTATGCACCAACAATTGAGGTTAGTAAATTAATCGTGAAGTGGTTCAACGATTCTGGAATCTATGCGGTTCATGCGGATGGGAAAACGCCGACTAAAGAACGAGACCTAATCATGAAGGATTTTAAAGCTAAAAAAATTACTGTTTTATCAAATGTTGACTTAATATCTGAGGGATTTAATGTTCCTGATGTAGGAGTGATTATCCTCTGCCGCCCTACGCAATCTATTGTGTTACATCTGCAGCAGTCTATGAGAGGGATGCGCTATCGACCAGGGAAAACATCTATCATTTTAGACCATGTCGGTAACGGTGCAAATTTAGGGCTACCAGCAGATGAATTTGAATGGTCCATTGAAGGAAGAACGAAAAAATCATTCGGTAGTAGCGACCCACCAAAGATGCTTTGCGGCACTTGTGGTCAACAATTTCTTTTAAAAAGCCTATTGAAAATAGATGACAAGCCGCATTGTCCATTTTGTCTGCAAGTAATCGAAACAGAAGAAAAAGAGTCGGCTGTTACTTTCGACGAGGCAGTAGAAATGGTAGAACTGAACGCTGAAACGGCAAAAATAGCAAGACTTGCAAAGAAAAAATTCTCTACTAAGCGATCACTTGAATACAATTACGCGATCGCTAAAGCAAAAATAAATTTTGCCGGGAAGGGAAACGCATTGTTTAAAATGTTCGGCTCCCTCACCGCATATCGCAAAAAAGAATACACGTTAGAAGACTTAGAAGAGTTTTCTTTATTATGTAGTATTTCTATGGAACGAGTGTTACACGCCTATGACTGGGCATATAAAAAATCCCATGAAGCATCAGAAATGCCTGAATGGGCGAAAAATACATTTTATTAAGAAAGAGGTAACGAAATATGACAGGATTTAAAGTAGATTACAACGAAGCACAGGAATTTGGAAATGTTGCAGACGGAGACTATGAAGTAGTCATTTTCAATGTCACTGAAGAAGCGACGAAAAGTGGAGCGGAAAATATCAATTTTGATATGGTGATTCGTAATGACATTGATCAAAAATATAAGAATAGTCATCTGTTCCATAAAGTATGGAAAGCGAAAGAAACTGGAAAATACAACCTTGGGGCGGTTATGGCTCTAGCAAAAAACTTCGGTCTACCCGATGGAAAGAGTTACGAATCATTTGATAAATTTTTAGAAGATTTCGCTCTTCGTACCGCTAAGGTTAGAGTGAAAAACGAGCAATCAGAGTATAACGGAAAAACGTATGATAATACGAATATTAAAAAATTCGGAGCTAGTGATTTTCCAGACTTGCAGCACCAATGGAAGAAAAAAGAATCCTCACAAACCGACTTTGGACGTGACAACGGATCATCAATCAATGTCACTGAGGACGATCTTCCGTTCTAATGAACAATTACGAACGCATTCCCTCAGAACTCCGTGAATTAAATCAGTGGGGGATTTACAAGCGTGAGTGGGATGAGGATAAGCAAAAATGGAAGAAAAAACCACATGATCCATTTAATGGAAAACTAGGAAGTAGCACAAACGAGGGCACATGGTCTGATTTTCAGACCGCCCTCGCTGCTATAGGTAAGTTTAAAGCAGACGGATTGGCATTCTATTTTAAACCTCCGTACATTGGGATTGATTTAGATGATATTCCCGAGGACTTAGAAAGATACCTACAAGGTGATATTGAAAACAACTTAGTCTATGTATTTATGAATTCTACAAAGACCTACTCAGAAATCTCAATGTCAGGCAAAGGGATTCACATTATCGGAAAGGCAAAAATCCCCGGTGATAGAAGAAGGAAAAAAAATGTAGAGATGTACACGGACGGCCGCTTTTTTGCCATTACTGGCAATTTCTTTGGGAATAACAACGAAGTAAACGAAATTCCAAAAACGCAGATGGATTTCTTATATAAGCGGTACTTAGAAAATGATAATGTAATCAATCACGATTTTTCTAAAATGAGTTGGAATGATGGTAATGATTTGTCAGTTAATGAAATTGTTCGAACTGCACTTAGTTCATCTACAGGACACCGATTCAAAATGTTTATGGATGGTGGTTGGGAAAAAGTTTATTCGAGTCAGTCGGAGGCAGATTTAGCTTTTGCGAATGATCTTGCGTTCTGGACTGCTGGTGACTTCCAAAAGATGGATGAAATTTTCCGTATGTCTGCAATGATGCGAGAAAAGTATGATCAAAAACGTGGCAAGACAACTTATGGCATTGGAATTTTAAATAAAGCAATATCAGAAAACACCAATCATTACACTGGTAAAAAAACGGCTGATGATTACTTTCTATCGATTCCTGGAATTACTACTGAAGACAGAGAAAGTCCAAAAAGATTTTACTCTTATGATGATACTGGAAACGCCGAAAGATATCTTGACCTATTTGGATCGTTGACGAAGTACAGTTATGTCAATAAGTGCTGGTATTTCTACAATGGAAAAAATTGGGAACAAGACAATATTGGAGCTGTTCGAAAATGGGTCGATCAATCGATTGAAGTTCTAAAAAACGAATCCGTTTCGATTCCCAAAGATGCCACAGAAGATGAAAAGAAAGCCTATATGGAAGCCAAATCAAAACACGTTAAACGATCTCGCAACAATGCTGGTAAAGAGGCAATGACGAGGGAGTTAAAACACAATGTAGCAGCGTTACCCGAAGAGTTTGATAGTGACGATATGCTTTTTAATACACAAAACGGCTATCTAGATCTATCAAACGGTATTCTAAACGATCATGATATTTCTAAACTGTTTACAAGAATTTCCAACACTGAGTATACAGATAAAATAGATTGTTCACGTTGGGAATTGTTTCTAAATCAAATATTTGATGGTAATTCTGAATTAATTAAATATATCCAAAAGGCTGTTGGATATTCTATGACGGCATCTGTTAAAGAGCAAGTGATGTTTATTCTATTTGGAAATGGTCGAAATGGTAAATCTGTTTTTTTAGACATAATTGCAGAAATCATGGGCAGCTATGCAATGGGAATGCAGGCTTCAAGTCTAATGGTTAAGCAAGGCGGAAGCAGTGGTCACAACGAAGATATTGCGCGGCTAGACGGTGCTCGTCTAGTAACCAGTAGCGAGCCAAACGAAGGTGTTCGTTTAGACGAAGGACTGATTAAACAGCTAACTGGTGGTGATAAAGTTTCTGCAAGTTTTAAAGGCGGGCACATGTTCGATTATAAACCTAAGTATAAAATTTGGTTGGCCACGAATCATAAACCGATTATTCGAGGAAATGACGACGGCATTTGGCGGCGATTGCCACTAATTCCATTCACTGTTCAAATACCGCTTGATAAAGTTGATAAAACTTTGAAAGAAAAATTAATGCGTGAATTACCCGGCATCATGAATTGGGCCGTCGAGGGCTGTTTAGCGTGGCAGAGAGAGGGACTTAATCCTCCGGCAGACATTCAGAAAGCTACGATGGAATACCGCCAAGAAATGGATGTCATCGGAAGTTTTATTGAACAATGTTGCGAAACAGGACCAGGTTATTCAATCGGTGCGACAGAGTTGTTTAAGGCTTACGACAAATGGGCAAAAGACATGAATGAACATGGATTTACTCAGACTCAGTTTGGTAAGAAAGTTTCGGATAAATATGAAAAGAAAAAAAATAAAGGAAAAATGATTTATCGGGGGATAAGTTTAAAAAAGGAATTTAAAGAATTTAGATCATTCGTGCCAGGATTATAAATACGAACAAACATTAGCATGTGAAACAAAAAGTTTCACGCGGAAGGTCAGGGGGATAGTTTGGGGATAGTTGGTAGATGGTTTTTAGCAAACTATCCCCCCACTTAAACCGTTGGGGGAGTAAGGAGCAACTTGCTTAGGGGGATAGTAGGGATAGTTTTTATATATAGTAAAA